GGTCGAGGAGCGTTGCCACTCGGCGGCACCAACACCGTGCAGGGCAAGGGCGGCGGCGGTGGCAAGAAAGGCGGCGGCAAGAAAGGCAACCAGGACTTCACGGTCGACGTCGCCTTTGCCATGTGCCAAGGGCCGATCACGTTCAACTCCGCGAACCTCGTCTTTGCCAATGCCCAGGTCGAGGCGTTCAGTGCGACCGGGCTGCATTTTAATGGCGGCGGCGACGGCCAAGCTGGCGACCCGACATTCAACGGCATCGGCTCGGGCATCAATTACTCGGGGACATGCTGGATCACCGGCACGCCGATGGATCTCGGCACGAGTCCGACGATCCCCAACCTCGGCTTTGAGCTCAACGGCCTCCTCTACAACACTGGCGGACCGAACTTCCCGGTCGACGCCAACCCCGGTAACGTGATCACCGATTTTTTGACCAACGCGCGCTATGGCTGTGGCTTTCCGGCGGCCAATCTCGACGACCTGATCACCCCCGGCAACTCGGTCCACAATTACTGCGCGGTGTTTGGTCTGTTGATCTCGGTGTCGTTGGAGGGCCAGCAGCGCGCCGCGCAATGGCTCGACGGTCTGTGCCGCTTGCTCAACGTGGTGCCGGTGTGTTCCGGCAGCCTGCTCAAATTCATTCCGCGCGGCGACCTGGAATTTTCGGACAACGATTCGATCTACCTCCCCAACCTGACGCCGGTCTATGCGCTGACCGACGAGGACTTCCTGCCGTGGCACCCGCATCAGGATGGCGCCGACCCGGAGGTCGGGCAGGATGATCCGATCATCGTCACCCGCACCAACCCGGCCGATGCGTTCAACTGGTTCACGATCGAGTACCTCGACCGCGCCAACTTCTACAATCCGACCCCGCTGATCGTCTATGACCAGGCGGCGATCGACGCCTATGGGCTGCGCATCGGCGACAGCCTGCCCGGCAAATGCTTTGCCAATGCCCACTCGGCGCAGGTCTCGGCGCAGCTGGTCTTGCAGCGCGCGCAATATATCCGCGACCTCTACAAGTTTCAGATCGGCTGGAACAAGGCGCTGCTCGAGGTCATGGATATCGTGCTGCTGACCGGCAGTGCCGGCGATGCCTACCTGGTCAACGAGGCGGTGCGCGTCCTGCAGATCGAGGAGAACGACAACGGTGATCTGACGGTCGAGGCCGAGCCGGTGATGGTGGGCGCCGGCAGTGCGTCGGTGGCGACCTCGGGCGGCGGCGGCGGCGGTGGCGGTGGCGGACTGCCGCCAGCGGCGTTTCATGTTGTTAATGGTGATTGGGGCGGCTGGGGAATTGGCGCTCCCCAGGCCGCGGCAATCTACCCTTTCACTTACACCGGCATCGGCTTCGGCATTGCTCCCTGGACTGTTTCGACGACCTACCCGTCGGTGGTCATCGTCTTCATTGCTTATGGCCAATACGACAACGACGGTGTGCCCTACCCCGGGTACGACGAGGATCCCACGATCATCTCGGTCGCCGGCACGAACGGTCTGACCTATCAGCGCCGCTTTGCGACGATCATGTACCCGGAATACACTGATCACTGCTGCAACTCTCGGCTGTTCCTCGAAATGTGGTGGGCGCCGGCACCCACGGCATTGACCGACGAGCTCGTGACCTGCACGTTCAGCAGCTACACGATCCTCTCGACGATCAATGTTGCCGCCTGTGAGGGGTTCAGCGCCGCCGGTGTGGCGAACCCGTGGGACAGCAATGCGACGATCACCGGCTCGGATTGGAACACCGACCCGGCGGGTCCTGTGGTAGCCGATCACATGTACACCGGTCATTCCTATGGTGTGCTGCTGCAAGCCGGCGTGCTCTATCCGATGAAGAATTTCCCACCCATAGTGGGCTACGACTACAGCGGCATTGGTCTCAACGTTGCGCCGTTTGCCGATCCCGGGGGTGGCGGGTTGATAGGGAGTGCGCCGCAATCTTTCGCGTTCGCTTCCGGCCTCAAAGAGGAGGGCTTGCCCGCCGGTGCAATGATGTTCCAGGCCTGCGGCGTGATCTACAACACAAAACTGATCAACAATGCCGCCGGCGATCTCAGTCTCGGTCTGGGCTCACTCTACACCTTTTTCAGCGGGCCGGGTGTGTGGCCGGAATGGACGCTGCTCGCCGACGCCATCTGGTATCACTAAGGCGGTAGGACATGGCGCTGCCACCGGTTTTCCCCAGCGGTGTCGCGACCGCGTTCCTTTATCCGCGGCAGACCACCAGCACCGGCACGGGCATCGGGTCGCAAACCCAAGCCGATCCCGGCAACACCAACCCGCCGATCATCTTTGAGCCGCCAAGCGCGCTGTCGGGCGGCGATTTGGAAGTGTGGATCATCGCCACCGGCATGAACGCCAACTGGGGTGGCTGCCAGGTCTGGGCCAGCGTCGACAACACCGGCTATGCGCGGATCGGCACGATCCTCCTCGGCGGCATCCAGGGTCTTTTGACCGCGACTTTCCCGTATCATGCGGACCCCGACAGCACCAACGCGCTGAAAGTCGATCTGACGCTGAGCAACGGCACTTTGGTCGCCGGCACCACGACCGACGCCGATGACTTCCTGACGCTGTGCTATTGCGACGGCGAGCTGATCGCCTACAGCGCGGCGACCCTGACCAGTTCTTTCCACTACACCCTCGACACTTACATCCGCCGCGGATGCTATGGCTCGACGATCGGCGGTCACCTCGCCGGCAAGCAATTCGGCCGCATCCTCGGCTCGACCTTTGTGCAGAAGTATCCGAGTAACCTGATCGGCAAGACGCTGTATTTCAAATTTCCCGCGTTCAATACCTACGGCGCGTCGTTGCAAGACCTCTCCACCTGCGTGGCTTACCAATTTACGCTGACCGGCAGCAGCGCCGCGAACACGCTCAATTGGTATCAGTCGTTCTCGGTCGGCAGCACCTTTCGCGACATGGTGCTCGATCCGTGGGACAGCAATTACGAGGTCTTTGATGTCGAGGCGCCGCAGCCGCTGAGTTTTCCCGCCAATTTTGCCGGCAGCCCGACGCCGGGGTGTGAGGTGGCGCCGGCCGGCGATGTCACCCTGACGTTCCAGAGGATCCACGGCACGACGCGGCTGACCGAGGGCACAATGACGATAGCAGCCAGTGCGACGACCGGCAGCTATTCGTCAGGCGCCTTCACGTTGCCGACCGGTGACCGGCTGCGTTGCTACGCGCCATTTGCGGTCGACACGACCATGGCCGGCGTCTTTGGGACAATCGTCGGCAAACAGGGCGGCAGCGGTGCCCGGTTCCCTATTCTGGAATTGGAGTCGGTAGGCTTTGGCACCGCGCCGGTGATCATTGCCGACACGGAAACCTCTGCCAATGCGATCGTCAACATTCTGGCGACGTACAGCGACGGCTCGACTTTTACCAATGCCGGCGGCAACCAGATAAACTGGGACGGTGCTAGCGCGGCGGCGGTCGGCGGCTTTTTAGACCCGACCTATTACAACAGCGGTCCTTTCGTCACGCTGTGGAGCGTCGATACCATCAGCGCCGTCCCCAATCAGTCGGCAGCGACAACGTACAATCTCAACCTTGTCGCGACCAGCGGCACCGCGGGCGACGCGAGCTCGACGACCCCGATTACGATCGAGCTCATCCCGGCGATCAGCTTTAGCCCGGCATCGCTGTCGTTTGGTTCGCAGACCGTTGGCACTTCGAGTGCGTCGCAGTCGATCATCGCGACCAATGTAGGCAACGTGACGATGCCGATCACGATCAGCCTGGCCGGCACCAATCCCGGCGATTACTCGCAGACCAACACCTCGGGCGGGTCGCTTGCACCAAGCGCCTCGTGCACGATCCACGTGACCTTTACGCCGACCGCGACCGGGTCGCGACCCGCCACGGTCAAGATCACCGACACCGGCAACGGCTACATCTATCAGGCCGCGCTCTCTGGCACCGGCACCTGATTGTCGCTTGGGAGGGACCGCGATGGCTGTGATCTTCCTCGAAGGCTTTGACAAATATGGCGCCGTCGGCAGCGTCGCCGCCAATGTCGAAGCCAATCTCACCGCTGAATGGACCACCGCAACCAACACGATCACGACCGTCGCCGGATTGAGCTCGACCGGGTCTGCGGTGTTGCTGGGCAGCTCTGGGACTTTGACCAAGACGCTCGCCAGCAATTACTCGCGACTGATCGGCGGCCTGCGCTTTTCGGATACATTGGTTGCGCAAGCGGTGCTGATGCAGTTTCGCGACGGTAGCACCGCGCAGTGCTCGATCACGCTGGAAACGACCGGTGTCATCGAACTGCGCACCGGCGGTAGTGCCGGCACGGCGTTGGCGACGGGGGGCTCGGTCTCGGCCAACTCGACGCACTTCCTCGAATGGGACATCACCTTCGGCAGCTCGTCCTCGTATCAGGTCTGGCTCGACGGCGTGTCGCTGTTCAGTGGAACCGGCAACACCCGAGGCGGCACGTCGAACAACTACGCCAATGCCATCGCGTTGGTTAACGGCGCCGGCAGCTGTACGATCGATGATCTATACCTGTTTGACTCAACCGGGGGCACCAACAACGCGGTGCTGAACACCAGTCCGCGGATCGAGACGCAGTTTCCGACCAGCGACGCGTCGGTGCAGTTTTCCTTTGGTGCGGCGATCCTTGGTTCGGCCTATCAGAGCACCAGCAGCGTCGTCGCCATCGGCGCCGGCTCTTTTGTCTTGCGTAGCTATACGACCGCGGTCGGCTGTGTCCTCAATTCGGTGTCGATAGTTCCGAGCACGACCAATGGCGCCGCCAAATTCAAGTCATGCGCCTATGCGGACAGTTCCGGTGTGCCCGGTTCCTTGCTCGCCACCGGCACCGAGGTCGTCGGCTGTACGAGCGGCACTACGCTGACCAGCAGCTTTTCGAGCCCGCCGAGCTTGTCGGCGAGCACCAAATACTGGATCGGCTTCATCAACGATAGCGCCATCAATGCGCAAGAGAGCGACACCCACAATTTCGGGTGCGGCAAGTCCAACACCTATGCCTCGGGGCCGCCAAACCCAGCCGGCACGATGACCTTCAACCAGGGGTCCTATCTGATTTGGGGCAACGTCAGCAGCACCGGGGTCAATTGGTACGAGGTCGATGTCAACCCGCCGCCCGGCGACCTCTCCTATGTCTCGGACAGCACGTCCGGGCACGAGGACCTCTATTCGTTCCCGGCGCTGACGGTGACACCGCAAACCATCTACACGGTGGGGGTCAAAGGCTACATCAAGAAATCCGACAGCGGCGCCCGCACGGTCAGCCTCGTGATGAGCTCAAGCGGCAGCAGCGGCACCGGCAGCAACAGCGGTGTGACACCCGCCACCAGCTATGGCTGGATCGACTCCTACTTTGACACCGATCCCCACACCAGCTCGGCGTGGGGCCAAACCGGCCTCAACAGCGCGACATCAGGCGTCGAAGTCGCCTCATAAGGAGCGGCAATGGCGACGAACGCGGATGTTGGCGGCGTCGTCCGCGAGGTCCTGGTCGAGGACACGACTGATAAAGTCATTGTCGGCGGCGTCGTCCGCGAGGTCCTGGTCGAGGACACGACTGATAAAGTCATTGTCGGCGGCATCGTTCGCGAAGTCCTGGTGGTGGACGTGCCGGACCGCTTTGTGCTGGTGCCACGCTGGGCGCGCCGCATGCCGTGGCTCGAAGAACCGGAAAACGACCCGGATTTTGAAGCCTTGGCACTGATGCGCCACCGACGCAGCGTCGCCATCGGGCCGGCGCAAAAACACCTGCGCCCGTACCTGCAGATCAATAGCTGAACTCGCTGAAACTCGCTGAAGCAGCCGGGCGGCCTTGGGCCGCCCTTTTCTTTTCAAGGGGCCCGCAATGAGTCTGTTTTACATCACTGAATACGAGAACGTCGTGTTCGACGCGCGCGGCGAGTCGGTATTGGCGCCGGAGGAGCCGGCACTGGTCGACCAAACGCCAATCGATTTCTCCGATGGCCTGGCGCATCCGAGTGCCGTGTTCAATAGCAAGACGCGCTACGTGATGATCCACACCGACGCGATCTGCTCCTACACCGTCGGCTACAGCCCGCAAGCCACGGTTCTCAATCGTCGGATGGCAACCAGCGAGACCCGGTTCTTTGGGTTGAAGGCAGGCGGCGGGCTCAGCCTCTCCGTCATCAGGAACGCGTAGGAGAGCCACGATGATTGGATCACGTGGCGTGACGCCGCCGGATGTCGTCGCCGGGCTTGGGGTCCTCGCCGATCTCTTAAAGAACATCGACCCGACTTTGCTCGGGCGCCTCGAGGAACTGAAGGCCGAGGAATACCGGGTCGCGACCAACGGGCAAGCGCTGGCCTCGGCCGAGGCCGAGCACCGCGAGCGCACTCGGATCCTCGAGCAGCGCAAAGGCGAGCTCGATCAGCGTGAGGCCGGCCTCGTCGAGCGCGAGCAGGCCTGCGCGGCGAGTGCGGCCGAGACCGCACGCCGGCAGGCGAGCTTTAACGACCAGGCGCGAGAACTGCGGGAGCGCGAAGCCGCCTTGGCCGCTGAGCGCGAGAAGCTGGCGCAGAGCGCGCGCGAGTTTACCGAGGGTTGCAGCGCTAAGCGTACCGAGCTCGCCGGCGAAAAACAGGCGGCCAAGGACGAGATCGCGCGCCAGCGGCAACAGGCGGCGACTGCGGCACAGGAAGACGAGGCGACCCACGCCGCCAACATCCGGCGCATGCACGAGGTCGCCGAGGGCGAGATCGCCCGCCAGCAGCGCGAGCTGGTGCAGCGCGAGGCGCAGCTTGGCGAGCGCGAGCGCGCGATCAACGAGCGCGCCGCCCAGCTGCGCGCGGTGCTCGGCGCCTGACCTTTCCCTTTGATGGAGTAACCCGGTGACTATCGAGAAAGAATTCTTCGTCCTGCTGGTTCATGGCGAGGGCGACCGCGATCACGTCAATCATCTGGCGCGCCACCGCAGAAACTTCGAGCTGTCGAATTTCGCGCGCCTCAATCCTGGCCAGCCTTTGCCGGCACGTCTGACCGCAGAGCCTGACGAGCAGCCCGATGTGACGGTGCTGTTGCAGGACCCGGATCTACCCAGCGGGCGACCGACCGAATGGACGGTGCGCACTTGGGACGAGATCGAGGCCTGGAAGGCGCTCATCGGCTGGGATCCCGAAAAACGGCATTGGCGGCACGGCGCCAAGGTCAAGCTGGCAATCGCCTAACTCCGGAGCTTTTCGATGTCTTCAGCACGTACTTACACGGTCAATTTTCGCGCCGTCTCGGTTTCGGCGGTGCAGGATTTGTGCTGCGCCTATGCCGGCGCCAGCATGGCTATCGAGGTGGTCTCGATCACATTGGGGCAGATCACGCAGACCTCGGTTGAGGAATGCGCGATCTCGATCAAGCGTCTGCCGGCGACGGTGTCGACCGGCTCGGGCGGCTCGGCGATGACGCCGACACCCGATGTCGACACCGACGCGGCGGCGACCTTCACCGCGCGGATCAACGACACGACCGCGGCGACCACCAGCGGCACCGCGATCTATCCGCATGTCGACGTGTGGAACCAGGTCAACGGCTACCAGTGGATCTTCCCGGAGCGCGCGCGCCCGAGCTGCAAGCCTTCCGAGGCACTGTCGTTTTCCCTCGACGGTGCACCAGCAGCCGCGCGCACCTGCAGCGGCTCAATGAAGATTCGCGAACTCTATTAAAACGCGATGACGACGGTCACCGTCTACCGCTCGAGCGACGCCAGCGCCCCGTCCCTGACGGGGCAAGCTGGCGGGCTGATCACCGTGCTCGACGCTTGCCTGGTCAATGGCTACGGCTCGCAGGCCAACGCGGGCTGGACCAAGAGCTTCTCGGGCACCAACAAGGCGGCCTACCGCAACAGCGCCACCGACGGCACCGGCTTCTATCTGCACATCGACGACACCGGCACCAACAACACGGCCAAAGAAGCCTTGATGACCGGCTTCGAGACGATGAGCGGTATCGACACCGGCACCGGGCAGTTTCCGACCGCCGCACAGGTCAACCTCTTTGCCGGCAGTGTCACTGGCGGCGTGGTCTGCCGCAAGTCGACGACCGCCGACTCGACCGTGCGCAACTGGACCTTGGTCGCCGATGACACTGTCTTTTACTTCTTTGCCGAGACCGGCGATGTCACCAACCCGGTTGCCGCTTACTCGTTCTCATTCGGCGACATCTTTTCCTACAAATCGAGCGATGCCTATCGCTGTCATATCAACGGCCGCGCACAGGCCAATAACTCCAACACGACGAACGATGTTTGGGGCACATTGGTCAACCCGAATAGCGGCACCTCGCTCGCCACCCAGCAGGCCGGCCATTACATGCCGCGGACCTGGACGGCCGTCGGTGGCTCGATCCAGGTCGGCAAGCACAGCGATGCCTTCAAATTGGGGGTCGGGACCAACAACAGTTCCTATGGCTACGGCGCGGCCGTGACCTACCTCCCTTATCCCAACGGCCCCGATGGCGGGCTTTATCTCGCCCCGGTGTGGATCCACCACACCAATGCGGTGCGCGGCTACTTCAAAGGCCTCTGGTGCCCGTGCCACTACCTGCCGCTCAACCACAACGACACCTATTCCGGCACCGGCAATCTCGCTGGCAAGAGCTTTGTCGTGCAAAACATCATCAGTAGCTCCCCGGGCAGCAACCTTGTCGTTGGCGGGCAAGTCCACATCGAGACCTCGTCGACCTGGTCATGAGCCTGGGCGCGACGAACTTTGACAGCGGCTATAAGTCGGCAAACATCCAGCTCTTGAACGCCGGCCCGTTGCTGGCGGTTTCCAATGTCACGTCGGGGCAGGCCGTCACGACGCGCAAGATCCCAGCCCAAAAAGTCTATTGGGAGATCGTGCCGGCAACGCTGGTGGTTTATCCGGTTGTCGGCTTTGACGGCACTGCCGGCAACCAGGCGACACTCAAGACCGCCTCGGCCGATTTCTCATTCACCGTGCCGAGCGGTTTCTCGGCGTGGGACTCGAGCGCCGGGACGTTTTCGACCACCAACGTCGGCGCCGGCGTCACGCTGAGCAATGGCAACAAGACTGCGGCCGCTGCTGCAGCCGGTGGCGTCGCCTACGGCTCGACCGGGCATTCCTCGGGCAAATGGTATTTCGAGATCAATGTCGACGCCCGCACCACGGCGAGCTACCACAACATGGAGATCGGGATCGGCACACCGCCGCTGACCTCGACCGACATGACCCATTCCGGCGCGAATTGCTTTGCGGAGCAGGAAGACGGGGCGATTGCCTACAACTCGGGTGTCGCGTCCAGCACCAGCAATATTGGCGTGTGGGCTGTCAACGACCGGGTCTGCGTCGCGGTCGATCTCACCGCTGGCAATTGGTGGATACGACGCAATGGCGGCAACTGGAATGGCAGCGGCACCGCCAACCCGGCGACCCCGCTGGGCCAATCGAGTGCGGCCGGCATCGTCCCGGCAACGACGATCGCCGATGCCATCGGCTTTGCCAATGTCTCGCTGAGCACCTCGAGCGGCACCTTGCTCGGTGCCGACGCCAACGCGGTGGGCTATCGCGGGTCGACCGGGGTGGTGGCGCTGAACGGCTCGACGCTCTCGACCATCCAGACGCACACCTTGGGCGATGTGGTGCAGGTCGCCGCCGACCTCGGCATGCAACTGGTGTGGTTCAACGTCAACAATGGCAACTGGAACAACAACGCCGCGAATAGCCCCGCGTCGGGGACCGGCGGGATCTCTTTCTCAACCATGACCTGGGGCGAGCTGTTGCCTGCCGTCGGCCTATCAATCGGCGTGCAGGCGACGGGCAGGTTCACATCGGGCAGCCAATCATTCGCTGCACCAAGCGGCTTTTCGGCATTGGATAGTGCCACAGTAACGACCACTCCCGCCGAGCTGTGCTCGGCGTCGCCAACTCATGACGGGCCGGCGCGGCAGGACCCGGTGACGACCACGGCGCAACGCGATCCGTGGGCGACCGCTGCCGGCGCGTGGTACGGGATCAGCAACAACACGCCGAACACCGCGGTCAAGATCTGGTCGTCAGCGGCGACGGCAACCCACGTCTCGGGCTTTGTCTACGAGAACGGCGTGGGCGTCAAAAAGACCGTGCGGCTCTACGACCACACCGACGGCACCTTTCTCGGTGAGACGACCAGTGCCGCCGATGGCTCCTACTCGATCCCCGCACTCGGCCGCACCAACGTGCTGGCGGTCGCGTTCGACCCGACGACCTTCAATGCCATCTGCTGGGACCAGGTAACGCCGGTCTAACTCCCCTTTCGACCATACCAGCGGCAGGAGTAGTGCCATGGCCGTCTGGCATACCCGCGACAATTCGACGGTCGCGACCGACATCTTGGCTTTGACCCTCGGCAATATTGGCTGGTCGGCGATGACCGGCTGGGCGTCCGGTGTGTCGACCCCGCCCGGCACCTTGATCCGGCAAAGCGCGGGCAACGCGCAGTTTACCGCCAGTCAATCGACAACCACGCTCACCGTGACCGCCGTCACGTCGGGCACG